GAGTTGGTAAGGTTCCAGAACTTGCAGTCGTTGTAATATTTGCAATTGCACTAGGTTGAATAACAGGAGTAACGTTCCAAAAACCTAGCTTTTGACCTGTTGCAGTACCTATCTTTGTCCCTGTGCTTGTATTTAAAGCAATGTCAACAGCATCGCCAAGAGTTAATAAGTTTGCATCAATAGAAAACTGAGTTGTTAATGTCCCTGCATCTTGTACTTTGAAATTAATCTGTCCATCTTCTGTTCCATCGCTTGCATCAATTATTTTTGTCTCAATCGCTGAATAGTCAACATCAGCAGGTGTCCCGTTATCGTTTTTCCCTCTGTAATAAATAGTGCTAATAATGTCATTGTCTTGTCCTGCTGCTGTATTTCTATGGTGATAAAGAGTTAGATCACCACCACTTGCCGAATCATTAGCATTACATTCAAGCCTAAAAGCTGTACTTGTTAACGAAGTTGTTAAATGTAAAGGATAAGCAGGAGTTGATTCACCTATCCCAACGTAAGAACTATATAAACGAATACGACTTGCAATCGAACCATTATTAGAACTCATTAAGTCTAATATTCCATCTTCTGAGGAATTTGTTGGATCGATAATTGAAGAGGTTATCTGTGCATAAGCGTGAGTATTGCCAACATGATCTTCACCTCTAAATTCTATATTTCCTAGATTGTCATTTGCAGCAGGTGAAGCACTATTTCTAAATAAAACAAGATCAGGAGCAGTATCAGTACCCGTATCTGAGTTTTCTATAATAACTTGATCGGTTGTATCTGTACTAAATAAATGTAATTGAGCCGCAGCCGTTCCAGTTCCTAATTTAAAACCAGTAGCACTGAAAGCACCTTTATAGGTAGAAGAAACTGAAAAGCCTACTTCATTTGCTGCTGTCCTATAAATTCCAGTCGTTCCACTATCAGATAAAAACCCAAGCGTAGGTGTTCCAGCAGAACCATCGTGGCTTTTATTTAATAACGTAGAAAGAGTAATTTTCTTATTTTTATTCGCATCAGCACTTTCGCTAACATCTAAGATTGGCAAGGTGTCACCGCTTGCAGGTGTTGTTAATTCGGTACACGCCGATATTTTTTTGTCAGCCATTAGTCAGCAGCTTGAGGAGTATTGCCAGCTTTAACCCATTCTAAGTATTCTTGATAAGATGGATTAGAAGGATCTTGTGGAATAAAAGCACCATCGCTTAACCTTTTTATTGGTACTCCTTTATCAGTTGTTTTAACTGAAGAAATTAGTTTATAGGACATAATTAAAGCTCAGCATCTGCTGTAAAGGCAATCCGCCAATATGTAGCGGATAGATTGGTGTCTGTATTATCAATAATGGTTTTCATTTCTGTTACACCAAAGGCTCTTGCATTTGAACTATCAGACGTATTTGAACCCCATTGACCTGCTGTTCCTCCAGGTCTAGGATTGTATAAAGTTACATCTGGAGCATGATTCATTGGACGAGGGAAATAGAAATTTTCTTGTGGATCGCCTGGAGCTGCATTAGCATTTAAAAGATGTTGAATCTCTCCATTATGCTCTAAACCGTTTGCAGGTGTAGTTCCTTGGTTAAAGGTTTTAAAATAGTATCTTTGACATTTATCTAAAGTTTCTGCATAACTTTCGTGCATATATTCTGACGCTGTAGGCCCAACTTCTAGTTGAACACCTGTGATTTCAAAGGTTGAATTATCAGTTGTGTACCAAGTAGATGTAGAATCTGGAGTCCTAGTCCCAGATGCATAAGTAGCCCATGCATTTAATGTGACACCAGAAGCTGTATAATCAGTACCCCAAAAAGCCGATATATTAATTTGGAATCCTTGTTCAGAATTAAGATCAAATTGTAAATCTGCATGCCCAGTAATTGTTTTAGTAATTTTTGTCCAAGTATCAGCAGTCAAAGAACCAGTTTCAAAAGGATATAGTTTTTGTGTTCCGTCTAAGGATTTTAGGAATCCATAAAAATTTTGAGCAACACTTGATTTAACCCAGAAAGATAAAGTTATTTTACTAGAAGTATTTGTATAATCCCAACCAGAATAAGCTATATCTTGTGCTTCTAATCTAATCTGTGCACCTATATAATCGGCTGCTCCTGCTCCACCTGTTTGATTACCATTTGTTATATGGAAAGAGTTTCTAAATCCTTTTGCCCAAGGCCCAGTATCGCTAGAAGTTAAAGCGTGTTGTGCTTGTGTTGGTGCTTCATCTGTTCCACCATGAATACATTTCCATCTATCTACACTTCCATATCCTGAAACTGTAGAAGTCACGCCTCTTTGGGCAACATTCATAGCCCCATTCTGAACCAAATTCTGCGCTCTTAGACCATTTCCATTAATAGCTGTAACACCACTAGAAGAATTTAGTGTTATCGCATCAGAAGAACCTGATGTGGAACGGATGGCATTAACTTTAACTGTACTCATGATTTAGGATTAGCCTCCTTTACAGCTTTAATGTGCTTGGCCCATTCGCCATTCGTATCCAATTTACCTGCAACGATGTCTTTATACAGCAAATCTAATTGATCTCCTAAACTATTATATGCTTTACGTCTTTTCCTTCTAACTGCATGATTAGTTTCTAACTTTGTTGCTTCTGTATTAGCTGCGGTTAATTGACTGTTTGTAGGCTTTGTTATTCCTGAAACGTTCCAAGTTGAAATTTTTGGTCCTGATCCGTTATCAATTAATTCTATTTCAGCAGGTTCATTAGCAAAGAAGGCTGCTGACTCTTCTTCTGTTTTACCTTTGCTTATTAGATAAGCTTTTACTTGCCAACTTAGAGATGCCATAATTAATCCGAGGTTTTATAACCGTAAAAATTTGTATAATAAGTTCCTATATCTGAAGTGCTACCTGTGATCGCAATTATATAGAAAGAAACCGTATCTCCAGCATCGACCTCAACAAGTTGCGTGTTATTCAACCATGCGTATTGATTAGAGTGGTGGGAATACATTTTATTACGGTATCTCCAAAACCTATTAGCATGAGCGCCATTTAAGTACAACCTTGCGTCTGCTGTGTCGTCTGTATCTATATCATAAACTCTTGCGTTGTAGCCGAAGAGATAACGACCACCCATCCCTGCTGGAACTGTAAAAATCCCAGTTGTTCCGTCATAACCACTTCCAACGTTCATTTGAACGTTATTGCAAATGATTTTCGTAAGAGTATCATCATTAATAGTTTGGCCTACCGTCATATTTGCACCGAAACAAACTTGAGAAGCAGGAGTCTCACCAAATTCAAGTGTACCGGGTGTGGAGCTATTCTTTAAAAATTGACCAGCAGTACCAACGGCTACAGGCAATGTCAGAGTGAAATCTGCTGAACCTGTTGTTGATGCTGGAGCGTCTACAGAAACCGAACCAGCACTAGACCCTGTTAGTTTTAAACTCATGGTTTAGGATATTTATCTTTAGTTGTTTTGATAGTAGCCTTCCACGAATCAATGCCTTTATTATATATCTCGTCTAATTGATCAACAATAGAAGGATATTCGGCTGCTCTATCTCTTTGATATTTGTTATTATCATAAGCTGTTTTTAGTTCTGCTAGTTTTGCCTCTATTGCAGAATTAGAAGGCTTTGTGTCTCCATTTGCTTTAACAAATTCTAATACGCCTCCTCTGATAACAAATTCAGCTTTAGGACATAATGCTCGTATAGCATCAAATTTAGTGACTTCATTCATCAGGCTATCTCCATTATTGTAATCATTGAAGCAAGACTATTCTTTTGAAGCTCTACTTTACCGCTATTACTACTATGATGTAAGTCCACTTGAGTTTTATAAGTAGTGCTAGTACCTGCTGATATACCATGAGCATGTTTGCTAGCTAAATAAATATTTCCTCTCCAACTGACATTAGTAGCACCATTAGCATATATATAAAATTGCCAGTCTTCAGTAGGTGTATATCTTGCTGTTGAATCTTGAAGCAATTTTAAACTAGCACCTTGACTAGTGGAAGCTCTAGAAAGGGAAATATGTTGATTAATAAGGACTAAAAATTCAGATCCACTTTTCAAAGGAGTGATTGCCTGACTTAACCCTGTATCAACAAATGAAGTAGTAGTACTTTCAACTTCAGTAGAGTATGTACCTTGAACTACTTGAAGTATTGCTCCTGCTCCTCTTTTAGGTGCGGTTACTGCCGCAGCCGCAATCATATCTGTATCTACTATTCCATCAGGCAAACCTCCTACTGAGATTCCTGTTATTGTTCCTGTTCCGTTAATAGTTATTGCCATGATTAAAGAATAACCCAAACACCGCCAGATGGCACTGTTACTGTAACTGATGAATTGATCGTTACAGGCCCAACACTGGAAGCATTTGTATCAGCAGGAATTGAATAATTGGTTGTAATTGTATTCGAGTTCTGAACAAAAACCTGATCGGCTCCTCCTCCTGTTGCTCCACCTCCTAACGGTGCCCAAATAGAACCTGTATATCCTTCAAAACTAGATAAAGTTGTATTCCTTCTTATCTGCCCTTCACTTGGTGACGATGGCCTTTGAGCCGTTGTGCCAACAGGAATATCAATTGCTGCTGTTCCAGCTAGTGAAATACTTCCATCTGCGTTAACTGTTCCAATTGTCTTCCAAGCATCATTAGCACTGTTCCTTTGCTTGATAATTGGAGCAGTAGCCGTTGTAGTGTCTAACCAAATTTGATGAGCGTATTTCGTTCCGGGTTCAGAAGATCCTGAACTGTTACTGACTAATGCTTGTAGTGCGTTGTTTAAATCTGCACGGACAGCCGCACCAGAAGCATTTGATATGGAAAAGTCGTTTTGTGACATTGATTAAGTCTCTTGTTTACCGTAACCAACGGCTTGATAAACAAAGTTTCGATCTACATTGCTACCTGAGCTATTCAGGAAGTTGATAGTGAAACCTGTTCGAGTCAAAGAACTGATTGCATAATAGTCTCCCGTTGCCAAATTTGCACTTGTAACTCCTACATTCGGAGTTTGATAGAAAGCATTTGTAAACGTCACAGCCTTGGCAGATGTCCCTGATGCGATTGTTGCGCTTGCTTCTGTTCTTGGTGATATATCAACGGTGTACCCTGCCTCACTAACAACAGGTGTTTGATCAATATGATTTGAAGTTAGTTGTACCTTAAATTGAAAAATACGTCCTTTATATCTTCCAGACTCTAAAGGAATCCAAGCACCATATAAAACATTATCTTCATACATAATCTTGTCACTATCTTCTTTTAATAATTTGTCGCCTGTTTCTAATAAATAATCATCATCAGTAATAGCAGAATCAGCCGTTCTGAAATACATCATTGCACTAACATCATCAGCATTTAACCCATCAATATCTGACCATCTGTCAATCAATTCTGATCTACCGTCCCACAAATCAGAAGGATAAACACCAACAGCTTTTAGTCTACGTTTTAAATCAACACTAAATTTACCGCCTAAATCAAGAATATTTTTAAAGAAATATTCTCCACTTTCTAAACGATCTCCAGTGAAATCAAAGGTAGGGATTAAATCAACATCTGCAATGGAATCAAATAGTTCATCACCATCTAAAACTAAGCCAACCATTCCTGAAGTATCGCTATAAAAAATATCATTATGTTGTCCATCAAAAGGCGGTGTGTCTGTATCTTCTCGATCAGTTTGAACAACAAATTTAGCAACAGGATCAGGTAAATCTATTGTTGCTGATTTTGCATTATCACTTTTTAAATTACTTGTTTTGTCTTCAAATTTTATTAAATATTCACCCTCAAGTAAATTCAATAAAGCATAATTCGTTACGGCTGAAACTTCAGTTAATTTCGTACTATTAGCCCATGTACCTGTTCCATCTGTTTCTGTTGCGTGTCTAATGATAGCAGTTAAGTTTTGAGGGTTAATTGTTCCTTTATCTGGTATATCCCAACGTAAAATAACTTCATCACCTGAAATCGCTTCAACAGTTACATTCTCAGGATCAGGAGGGGCTTTTTGGACTACTTCTACTGTCGTTTCTTCTCCTAATCCTGTTGTCGTAACAGGATCAACAACCGCAGCAATTGGAACTTCTATCTCTTTACCAATCCAGTTTGATTTTTTTTCAATCGGTACAGGCCCAATTGATCTAACTTGAAAAGTTAAAGTTGACCCCTCATTTAAACCGTCAATCTCATAAATTTCTTCATTAACAAGAAATTTTTTCCAGTTACCTTTTCCAACCTTGTATCTAATTTCAAAACTAATCGTATTTCCATTTAATCCTCTTGACCATTCAGCCGTAATCCTATTAACGGTATTATCATTCTTCTGAACAAGAGAAGCTAACAGAGTTAAATCAATTGGCTTTGCAGGTGCTTCATCAAATCTTGTGACATCTTGAAATTCTAATGTCTCATTTCCATCCGCTACGCCATAAATACTGTCGTTATGTTGTGCGCCAACAATCGTGAAAGTATTATTCCCATTATTTGAAACTGATACACACCTGAATTTCTGTTCTTTAACTGTACTTGACGTTAAAATCCAAACAGATTGATCTTGTGGAACAGCAGAAAAAGCAGCCGTAAGATTAATTTGTGTACCAATAGCTTCACCGCCAGAAGCTCTTAATGTTTTTGATTCAACTGATCCATCTGGAAGCGTACAAATTAATGTTTGGTCACTGCCAGCCGGTAAGGTAATCGACTGATCAACGTTAATAGCAGTTGTTGTTGATCCACTTGCTACTCGACCAGATAAACGAATACCTGCTCTAACTTCATCTGCTACAGCAAAAACTTGACCCGGTAAAACAACAGATCCATCTAATCCAGCACTAAAAGTAACAGTTTCACCGTCTAACTCCTCTGCTGCCATTAACCATTTACCCATCCTTTGTGCTTGCCATTTAGACGTAGCACCAAAAGCTAAAATCTCTTTTACTTGATACCCATAACGATCAATTAACTCGTAATTTTCAACAACAACCCAATTAGATTTATATAAGTTTTGTGGATCTTGATAACGAACCCGAACAGAAGAACTACGAGTTTTTAAAGATGTCCCTGAATATTCAAAAGCCCCATTGATAACATTTGAATTATTATATAAATGAACAGGAGAAATATCTGAACCATTATAATTTCCATGATCTGCCGTTGTTTGGATCGTATTAGAAGCCCAATACATCATTCCTCTAAAGACAGAAGATAAATCTTGTAAACAAGAATAAGCATCTGTGGAATTACCAATTATGGTATTAATTGCAAAACGTGGTTCTCTTCCATCAGGTGTAGAAATTAATTGATTTGCATATTTAATTAAAGGATATAAATCAACCCAATTAATATTTGAAGTGCTTACAAATTGACCTGCCCCATATCTTTCATTCGTCAACATATCTATATAACAGCAAACAGGGCATGTAGTCCATTTAGGCCCAATCAAATTACCGCTAAAAGCACCTTCAAAAGTTAAGTAGCCATCGCTTTGAACTGTTGCATTATCAGGGATTAAGACCTTTCTTCCCTTTACTTTATAAGCTCTTGTTGGAACGGATGAAAAGACTTTTGTTGATATTTCTAAACCTGCTACAGCCGTGTAAGGATAGGTATTGTAAAAGTCAACTTGCTCAACTAAAGAAGTCCAAAAAATACGATTGCCTCGTCCTTGTGCTAAAGATAATTTTCTAGCTTTTGTTTTTGATAAATCCTTAAATTTAGTATATTTAATCTCAAAATCATTTTCACCATTTGTAATTTTTTTTACTCTTATATTCCACGGGCCGACACCTGAAAGTTTGATTTGTGGCGTTTGAAATTGATAATTATTTGTCGCTATACCTGTTAATTCTTTCTTGTAGACCTCATTAAATCCTTTACCTTTCGATTGCAAGGAAATTCTTATAGTAACAGTTGCATTAAATCGTTGACCTTTTGCTAATCCTTCAACGGCTGTAGAAAATAAAGCAGGAACAGTAAAAAGACAAGAAAATTTATCAGCATCTAAATCCGTAATCGAACGAACAAGTTCACCTCTTCCATACCTTCTTCTAATTACCTCGTTATCAGTATTTAAGTCTTCATTATAGTTTTCTCCTACTTCCTGATTAATATCGACAATATTTGATGCCCCTGCTCTGTTTTGTGGCAGGTCACTTTGTGTTCTTCCTCCTAATCTAAAATCATAGTCAACCTCATCTGTTGAATAATTATCTGTATCATCTACTTTTAAAGGTGTCTCTTCTAAATAAATACCCTTACGACCTTTAACAAGCCCTTCAATTGGGCCTTCTGAAATAAGATCAACTAATTTAATAACAGAAGTAGAATTTAAAGGCATTGTTTAACTCGCTGTAAAGGAATTTTTATAACCCATTTTTGATACCTTTAAAGTGCAATTAGCCTCTGAACGAGCATCAAGAATTTCTAATGTGATTTGATAATCATCCTTATGCTCAATCTTTGTAAAAGAAAATTCATGTGCCCATTTATAAATAGGTCTTGTGTTTTTTAAAAGCAATCCTTGAATTGTTGCTTGAATACTTCCCATTAAAGGCTTACTGTCATCATTTGTGTTTTTAACGGTTACTCGATAAGTAATAAAGCCATCAACCAAGGTTGTTCCAACACCACTTGCATAATCAAATAAACCCTTTGGCAGTTCAAAAAATACTCTAAATCTATTTGATGGATATGTTGCATGGTCAGGCATTTCACCAGTAACCGTTCCTAATACTGTTGTAGCTCCTTCTCTTGGATGTAATGTTTTATTAACTGAATAAAGTGTCCCTCCTTTTGTATTTTTAAACTTTCTTGTTTTTAATCCTGATAATTTCCGCATAGTATTATTTACCTGTTCCCCACCTATCCTGATAGTGCTTGGCCCCGGATCTTTAATGTATTTCAACAATGGATCTGACTCATCAGCAACTTGAATCTGAGCAGATAAAAGATGACTTCCAGCTAAAACTTCACCGTAAACAACTGGAATTGTTGCACCAACACCAACTGTATTAGCAGCCCCTTGGTATGAATAACTTTGTCTACCATCAGAACCCCTTGTTACAGATTGAGGGCCATCGGTTGCTAATGAAGCACCATCACCAAAACGTTGAGCAAGTGGTTCAGGTTGAGGCGACAGCATTTGAGAAATGCCACCCAAAACAAGACTGACACCAATAGCACCAACAACCTTTCCTATAGAAATACCTGCAATAGTAGCTCCACCGAATCCTCCAGCGAATCCAGCAGCAGCACCCGCACCAAATCCACCTGTTGCTACAACTGCCGCAATTAAAACAACACCTACAACTACTTTTGTGACAGGATTGTCACCACTACCTGCAATGACAGGAGTAATAACCAAATCATTCTTTCCTAAAGGTAAAAATAAATCTTCTATTCCTAGATATTCACCTGCCTGAACAACTGTATAAGCAACGCCGTCTTCATGGGACGTAGCTAGATGAGTTGCAAAATTCTCATTGTTAATACATAAAAGTTTTATTGCATCCGCAGGCGAACGCAAATTATGATAAATATGCTCTGAACCAAACTGCTCGCCTAATTCATCCAGCAGCACCACCTTTTGCTGCATAACGGAAAACTGAATGTGTACTCCTTACATAGTAATTGCTTAAAGGCTCAACGCATGAAAGAGAATTTCTTTTTTGATGCAAAATCATTTGATCGTCAACCAATATCGCAGCGTGCATTGGTGTTTTAGTTCCTAGCCTCATAATTAAAACATCATTAGGCAACCTAAAATTAAAATCAACTTGCTTAAAATTAAGCACATTTGCTTGATCTAAAAAAATACTTTCACATGTACCTAAATTGTCAGGTCTTTTATAATCAGGGAAATTGACACCTAATAACTTGTAGTAGTCACGAACCAAAGAGAAGCAATCAAACAGCCCGTACTCCCATTGACGACCCACTAAGGATTGATAGTTAACCATTTGTCCTCTGGTACTAAATAAATATACCAAGGCAATTTTGTTCTTGCACACGCTTTCTTATCAGCAAAACTTGGTTGCTGTCCTTCTGGATGCGAGTGAATAATTGCTTGTATTTTCCCTTTTGCTCTGGCTTTTAAATAATCTTTCGGATCTAAGATGAAATCATTATTAGGCTCATCTGCAAGATTACGACAAGGATAATATGTATTATTAACCAAGACACCACACGCCTCTTGAGGAGTTGCCTCAAGCGCATGTTTCTTCGCCTTACATTTGAAGTCTTGCACCGGGAAATCCTCCGAACGGGACTTTTTTTTCGTTGTTTGTTTTAAATCTTTTAGTACAACTGCTATAACGATGACCACAAACATCTAATGATGCCTCAGTCACAGAAGCGTCATTAATATCAAAGTATTTCTTCCCTGTGTATCCACATTCTGCACCTCTATATTTCCAAGGACATGTTTCAAGGATTTGTCTTCTTGGTAATTTTAAATTAGTAAGATTTAATTTCATCGTTAATTCAAACTCAACATATTGAGCATTTTCTCCACTAACTCGGTCTATATACCAAATATCATCTTCTTCAAAGATTGCGGAAGGATCAGCCGTTGCATTTCCAAATTCAAAATTTGCACCATCTAAAAACTTCTTACAAGTTGTAATCCTTTTAACTTGAGCATTAAGCATACTTATTTTTTTACCATCATTATTTAAACTTGAAATTAAAGAAGATATAACACCATTAGCATTAGCAACTTTAAAAGTTGGTCTTGGCATTGTTCCTTTTGTACTTTTATCAAATCCATCAACCTCTACAGGAATGGCTGCATATGTTTTGCCGTTGAAAATAATGTCTGTTTTTAATTCATTTGTTCCTGCGTGGTAATAGTAAGTTTCATCAGCATCAACATTATTAACTTCTTTTGTAAGTGATAATTCAAATAATTCAATAATTGCTGAAGGTGCAAGTTCTTGTACCGTTTTTTGAATACTGGTAGGTGCGCTCATGCTTCTGCTACCTCTTGAAATGATGCAGTTATAGTAGCCCTATTTAAATAAGGGATTGTTTTATTCCATTGAGTACAAATGAATTTAGAACTAGAACTTTCACCTGTTGGAGTGTAGTCAAAACTTTCTGTACCGCCTCTAGCGTCAAGGAAAGTTTCAATTTCGTCTGCGTTTGTTTCAGAAATATTAGTCCACTGAAAACTCCATACTTTTAAATTTTGATTGATTCCCATCGTTGTTCTTTGAGAATAGCCAGAGCCAAATTGTGCAATACGAACTTGAGGAGCACTTGCCTTAGAAGCTCCATAAGAAGGGTTAACAGTAGTAGGAAAAGAAGCCATAAATTTTAACCAAAGAGAAGGCCACCCGGCATTTTTTGTTTAACTAGCTCCGCTTGAACTGCTGCGGAGATTGCACTACCTAATTGTTTTGCTTTCTCTTCATCTCCTTCTACTTGGGAGTTACCTTTTGCATCTACATTAACAGTGACGTTAGAACCTCCTCCTAGTCGATGATTGGGAACAACCTCTCCGCTACTGTGAGGTATAAATATTTCAGGGCCACGCTCTCCTACAATTCGAGGATTTCCACGCCCAATAGTTCCTCCTTGTGCTGATCCAAAAATCCCAGTAAACAGACCTCCTAGCATCCCACCAGTTCCACTTGATCCCCATAAAGCCATATTTAAAGCAACATCCATAGCTTTGTCTGCGATGCTGCCCAAAATATTAGTCATTGATTGACCTAGTGATTGACCTCCTTTAATTGCTTCTTTTATTGAATTAGTTACATCTGATTTAATAGTGTCTCCGATTTCTTTCCATTTCTCTTTAATATGCTCTGCATCTGTTTTTATTTTGTCTGTTACTTCAGGTGTCTTGTTTAATTCATTATTGGTTTTTTTAATATTATTAGCAGCACCTTCGGCATTATCAGCAATGTCTTTCATATCTTTTGCTGCTTTGCTTGCTGGTGTCTCTTCTTCTGCTTTAGCATCAGATACACCTAAAAATCTTTTCATCCATTCAGGCGTAGCATCTACAACGGCTTTAATTGCCTTATGTATTTGATTTATAACCCATACAATATCTTTTAAAGTATCAAAAACAGGCTTTAATAATCGACCTATTGTTTTTAATCCCCATGTTGCAAATTGGATTGTAGTTGTTAACAACTCACGAGTTTCATCACCTAAAGTAAAAGCATTTCCTATCCCTTTTGTTAACTCAGCCCATGCTCCTCCTATAGTTTGAGCCATTTCTCCTGCGGCTTCTGCTGCTTTACCTGTACTGTTTTCTTGATTTTTCAACATTTGTTCGTACTGTTCAAGATCTGCTAATACTGGCCCCATTGCAGCATGTCCTTCTCGACCTAATGCTTTGATTTGATCTCCTACAGGAACTTTTGATATTTTCCTAAGTGTTTCTAATAATCCATCAGATTCAAGTGTTGCAGCATCAATTTCCATTCCTAATTTTTTACCTGCTTGTCCTCCTGCGATTTGGGCTAAAGCAGCATTTATCCCTGTGAAAGCTCGTTCAGCATTAACACCAGATTTAGTTGCTAGAGAAATTGAAGCATTAACTTCACTTAAAGGGATTTTTAACTGTGCTGCTGTTGTTGCAACCTTACCAATATTAGAAGCGTACTCTGATATTTTTATTTTTCCATCTGCAACTGTTTGCTGCATTTTGTCAGCGACCATTGTGGCATCTTCACCGCTCAACTTCCATGCGTTTAAGACCGTAGTAACAGCATCACCTGTTGTTGCAATATCAGCCATTCCTGCTGAAGCTGCTTGAGCAGAAGCTTTTAAAACCATTGCTGCATCTGCCGCATCGGTAAAGCCAGCAGAGGCAACATCGTAAGCTGCAACTGTTAATTCAGTAACGCTAAATTGATTTTTTAATTCATCAGAAAGACCTTTTAATTTTCCTTCTAAAGCAACAGAATCAACTCCTAATGTCCGAAGTGATGCGTTTGCTTTATCTTGTTCAGCCATTGCCGTGGCTGCTTTCGTAAATAATCCTATTCCTGCTGTAACTAAGGCAAGAGGAGCTAAAGCTGAATTAAGAGCAAGACCTAAACCAGCAACAGCAGGAGTAGCAACAGCAGCACCAGCACCAGCAGCCCTAGCTCCTGTACCAAATCCAAATAATCCTTTGCTTGTATTTTTTAGCGTTCCACCTGACTTCTGAATTGTTGTATTAAATTTTTTAGCTTGACCATCAACTACTTTTAAAGCCCTTACTGCTTGGCTCGAATTAATTCTTAGTTCGACGTTTGACTGAGCCACTGATTCCTATTTTTTCAACAGTCTACTTAAGTGTATCGTCAATTATTAATTTTATAAGCTTAGTCTTATTCAAAGGCTTCTTTGTTCCTGCTAATTCTCGAAGCCACCAGTTAGGCATGGCTCTCAAACCCCAAGCAAAACCTTCCATTTTTGACGGGGAACGATAAACAAAACCAGAGCCAAAAAAGTCAAGAATCTTTTTCATTTTGAAATTTCTCTCTAGATTAAATAAAGACATTGTTTAAGCTTCATGTCTAGTTATCAAAATCCGTTTGTCGATTGGTTGGCTATAAAGCACACCACTGAATCTGAATTAAAACTAGAACTGGAAACTCGGGAGATTTTACACGCCGAAAATTTAAAAGAAATCCGTTGGCTTTGTGCAAGTCTCTATAAAGAAAATTGGGCCAAGGATCAGGTCATTAAGAACTGCCTTGGCCGCATTGGTGAGCTAGAAGCTCAATTAGTTGTTATTCAGATGGATCAAGAAAAATCTTGCTTCACCAAATTACTTAGAAAGGTAATTCCTCGGAAGACTGTGAAGGTTCAATCTTTTGAGGATTGATATTTCCAAAGTCTCCATACTGTCCAGCTTTTCCTTTTGCATTGATCCAAACAACATCAATTTCTTTCTCTTCGTTGTTTGAAAAATCCCAAACTTTTCCGGGCTTATGCTTTGAAGTATCACCTTCAAGAGCCATCAAGTAGTTAATAAAATCAGGAATTGAATCAATGGGAATAGCTAAAGAAAGCTGTCTAGGATTTTTACCTGACTCGTCGTAGTTGTTCTCTGAAACTGTCCACTTGATTGGATTCCTGAGAGCAGGATTGAAGTCGAAATTGCTTGGCATTTGATTGAGTCCTTTTTTTGAGTTGGTGGATAATTAATAAACCTGATTCGGTTGCTTGATCTGGAGACATTAGACGGCGGCTTTTTCTTTAACCATTTTGGCTAAATAATCGCCATGTGCTTTTGTCGTAATGTGATTTGGTGAGATTTCTTTAGCTGAAATTTTAAACTCCTTTTTAAAATCAGTTAAAACCGTTTTTAATTGGTCAGAAGTTAAACCTCTTAAATCCTTTTCGATTTGAGATTTAAACGCTGGAGCTATAAAGTCAGGCGCACCCGTAGGAGGTGGACTTGAAACTTGTTTTGGCTGAGTCGGAGTTCTAGAAATTCCTTTTCTTTGTTCGACTTTTTCTTTAGGTGCTGAACCTTCTGCGTCATCATCATCTCCTGCTAATCCATAGATTGCTAAGAGTCCATAACGTCTTGCATAAGTCGTAGCTGATCCTAAAGCTTGCATGATATTTCCTCTGTTGGGAACGAGATCAGGCAAGGGAAGTTTGCTGACTATTTCTTCTCCTGAAATATGCTTAAGAGTCGTAACCAAAATAGTTACAACTTTTCCTGATTCAGGTAAGACCATCGCATCAAATGTTTGCGTATGGCAAAGACCTAAATGTGTTGCTGGTTGAACTGCATTTAGTCCACCTGCAAGAGTTGTATAAAAACCATAATTGGCTTTTCCATCTTTTCCTGCTGCGTGGTGTTCCTGCTGGAACTGAACTAATGCTTCAGCTAAATTAGCTGGAGGCTTTGGCGAGGGCATGTGGTTTTTTGATCCCATTTATGTACTCTTTAATATTAATAAGAATAAATTAAAAAGTCAATGAGTATGGCAATATATGAATGATTGCACCCGGATATTCGTTTCTTTCAACGTATTTTTTTACAGCAGTTAAAGACACTACAAAACTATCATCTTTTAGAACTATCCCTCCAGTTGTTACGGCGAGTCCATCAAGTGTGCTTCGGCATAGTTTATCAATATCTCCTACTGCATGACTGGTCAAAAAATGAGGTGCGGAATCTTTTATTCTATCCTTGTTTTTTCCTGTTCCAAAATGTGATTTAGGACGAGGGAAAAGGAAATCAATCTCAACATGACAAGGGCCATCAATCGGATCAAACTGATAAGACTCGAGAGAAGCGTGTCTAATATCTTGTCTCCAAGGTTGCACCTTTTTAGATGATTCAATAAGAGATCCGTACCGAGTTAATCGTTTCGATCCCTGTGCGCCCGGAATCCCGATAACTCTAATAATAATCGGACTCAAAAACTCTCTCGTTTCGAGTTGAACTGCTCCCATGAATCGTGCCAAGCTAAACGACAGGTTAATGGATCTTGATCCTCTCCAACAATGCACTTATTTGGTCTTGACCAAACAGTTTTACAAGCATCAACCACAATCTTATGGTGATTAGCTAAAGCTTCAACATAACTTCCAAGCTGTGCATCAGTGTTATAAATTTTTCTGTTTGATTTACTTTGAGTTTTAAGATCAATTAAAAGCAATTTACCTTCGTTATGGTCGTAACCTAAAACGTCAAATTGTCCTCCTACTGATTTATCTAAATCGGCAATCATATATTCAACGGCCCACGTTTCAAAGTTTTCCCAAAATGGATCTGACAAAAGTGGATCTACCCAATCTTTATATTCTTTTGGATTGGGTTGTGCATCACCTAGTAGAAATTGTTCAAGACAATAATGAACATGAACGCCCCGAGGTTCCCATATATGACGATACCGTTCAATATTTGCCATCTGTTCTGGCGTTTTATCGGAACCTGTTACTCGAGTTGTCGAATAGGCAAGCCATTCTCCAGTTGGTTCCCAACAATACTGATGACGTGCTTCGTCACGATATATGGGAAGAGGCTGAAGCTTAAGTGAACCCCAAGCTGGATTGCGTATAAGATTCGGATTGTTCCCTAACTGTTGGTAAGGCCCAGAGGTGTTCTCTTTTTCCATAGTTTCCTTTGACATAATCATTTGTTTTTTCGAGTTGTCCTTCATTAGATAAATTTGTCATTGCCCGTCTGATTGACGTAATTGGGCAATTGAGTCCTGATCGAGCAAGTACCATTGACGGGCTAAGAGGCTCGTCACAAGAATAAAAACAGTCAAGAATCTTTTCATTTTGAGTTTGAGCTTTTGCTTGAGACTCTGCAAGTTCTTCGGCTGTTTCATCAATGGTGTTATAGAAGGTCATTTTTAAATCCTTTGGTGGTTTTAGGTAATCGTTTTTTAGGAGCTTTAGGCTTAATCCTTTTTTTCGGCTTGTTGTAGTTGCGAAAGCTTTCAACGTCAAGGAGAAAGTGAGACTCGTTTTGATTCAAGATCATGTTGCTAAATCCTTCGGGTCGATTATTTGCACCGATTCAGAAGGTGGAGTTTCTTCTCTTGCGAGATTCTTATGCCTTACACCTTGATACCCTCGAGGAAAAATAGCGAGGTTTGAATTGGCATCATCCATGCACCTTTGAAAACCCGGACTTGGTTTATCTAAATCTTGAAGAGTCCATAGAGGTTTGTCTGGATTCGATGGATTCGGGGAGGTAAGCCCTCTTTTAAGCAGTCTTATGATCGAAGCTTTGTCATATAAGGGTTCCATTTATTCAAACCCCCTAGAGGCTGTAAACACTCTTTGAGCGGGATGTCCTGTTGTTGGTTCAGGATTCCAAGAAGGCGTTTTTGTTTTAGAAAAAGTTTCGTAATTCTTTTTGGTGATACTTTGCCATTCGTTAGCGATAGCGAGAGTCAATTGATCTTTTGTAGCGTCTTCACCGTATTCCTTCTTAATCCCTAAAAGACCTTTCTCACTCATAAGAAGATCAAAAGCTGCTTCTGTCTTTTTTCCTTTTTTGCTGTACCAAAAATCAGAGATCAAAGTCGATAAAGATTGAAGTTCAAAAGGAATTAAATCCTTACTGAATTTAAACCTCGTTTTTTTAAAATTTTCTTTTTCTTTATTTATACTATTAGATACTCTATTTGTATTAGATAAAGTACCTTCACTTTTTTTTGTTTCTCTCTCTCTTTCGTTCGGTACTTTAAGGGTAACACTTGTGTCAAGGGTTGCAAGTCCTCTAGCAAGCATTTCATTGACAAAGGAAGTGGTGGAAGTCCATTCGGGTTTTCTGTCTCTACACTCTTGGAGTAATGACTTGTAGATTGGTGTGTTTTGTCTGGTCATTTAAAACACTATTAATGGTGGATAGATGGTTGTTTACTGTTTAATGTTGCCATATCTAGTGTTAAGGCGCAAGGTTTAACTGATATTTTTATTGATATTAATGTTTCTCGTTTGCTACAGTGTGTATAATTAACTTGACCTGAAGCTCGGAGGCTGTTGCCGATGACCACTAGGATTCAACAAATCAAAGAAAGTCTTCAAACTTTCGGGGCTGATCCCTATCAAATCGCTGCTGAAGCAATAGAACGAGGTGATCGTTTAGCGGCTCACGTTAATCGGTTGCAAAAGGTTCTTGACCAAGTGCCTGATGCAAAAGCTCACGAACAACAGTGCTTTGGCTTGTGTTCGTCTCGTTAGCTATTTGAACAATTTGACTTTTAACTTTTGGGGTGACACTGACCTGAAGTATCTCACTCCATAGATCGCTGCCTTTAGATCTGTTCGGCATTTCAAAATCCTTTAATAATCTCAATAATATAAGAAAAAACCCGAGAGGCTTCCACCTTTCGGGTCTTTTTGTTAGCGGTGCTTGTAGGTTTTTTTGAACCATTTTCTTTTTTCTTGATGATAATCAGACTCACAATCGGATAAAAATCTTTTTGCTTGTTTGATTCTCGCAAGATCACCAGTTGCGATTGCTAACTGGTAAGCGTGGTCGGCTAATTGAATATCAGCCGCCATGTCTGCTAGTAGCTGATTTTGTTTGTAAGGTTTAAGTGGCATTAAATTAATCCTCTAAAGCAATTTCGACTTTTGATAAAAGGTCGTTGATTTCTTGATGCTGATCTACGAAGTTTTTAAACTCTTGTGACTCAGGATCTAAGCCTTGAGTTTGACTTTCGATTGCGATCAATGAATCCGAAAGAACTGCTTCTAAAGTTTCAAGTTCGGCCTGATTAAACTCTTGAGTCATTTGTGGTTTTTGTTGACTACTCTTTAATCTTAATAAGAATATCTAATATTGTCAATAAGATTAATTGCGTTTAACACAATTGTAATAATATAAATATTCCTCTTTCGTAATCTCGGTCAGTAATTGATAGTCCTTTTCTGTCAACTTTAGCCCTTCTAGTGATTTACTTTGTTCTTCTTTCTCCCAACAAGAAATGAGGAGCTTTAACTCCTCAATTCTTTTCTTTGCGTATTCGATCTTTTCACTTGTCTTCATTTTCAGCGTCTTCTATGTCTTGCAAATAGTCTAATTCCTCTTTTGTTCTTGGGTCTAATTCCTTATCTTCTCGATAACTAAACGCATTTTCTGGGGTATCTTCCTCTAAGAAAACGCCTTGGCCCGGATCTTCTCGCCTTAAAAGCAGATGAACAGGAACATTATTGACATCTAAATAACTCCCTATCTTTAGAAATACCTCGGCGGGTAAATCCATTGAATCCTTCTCGTAATCGGGGTCATGTTTTTTCGATTCTGTGTACCAGAAGACAGAGCGAGTCCCTGAAGAATCAGTCCAAACTAAACGAGCTTTTGGCTCAAGATAATCCTGACTAAATTTTCTAACCCATTTATCAGCAGGTCTTTCAAAGTAAGTTCCTGCCTTATGCTCTGATCCAACGATTAGAACTTTCGGAAAAGGTTTTGTCCTGTGAACTCTCCATGACTGTTTAAGTTCCCACCACAAGCCTTCTTTTTCTCTTTTTTCAATTTGCTTTCTGGCTCTGGAGAGAACTTCTTCCATTGTTTCTCCATACATAATGCAATCTCCATAATGCACTTCCCACCTCGTTTCGGTTGGGACTGGATAAGCTGGATTTGTTGGGTTCATGGTGCTTTTTTCTCTAGTAGTTTTTCGGCTTTCTTTTGGTTTATAAATCTTGTGTAATAACGATCAAATTCATCTGCGTCATTAATAAGCCTTTCGGCTTCGGAAATTAAAAACTTTTCAACTTCAATTAAAAGATTGTTTTTTGATTTTTCAGCCCCTTTCGTTAGGAGCTTTAGTTTATCTTCGTGACCGTCTGGACAAGTACCTGCGAGGACAAGGCTGATAATTGTTTCGACAGCCAATTTGTTTGCTGAGATATTCATGTGTAAGATTCTCCTTCAACGTGTTTTGTGCAGGAATATTTGAGGCCGTGTCTGATCGCTTCAGAAACTAAAGCGTCTTTCTCTTCCTCTGAATAGGCGTAATCATCCCAATCTTTTTCAGTTACAACGTGCCAATAGTATGTTGGATTGTCTTCGTTGTATTTCTCCAACCTAGCTTGTAAATCAAGTTGCTCTAGGTGGCGATTGAGAGCGGTTTCGTGATAATCGGACATTGTGGTTTTTGCGAAGGAATAAAGATGCTGGACTAACTGCCTTCTTACATAGTTGAAACTATTGAGGACTGACTGCCAGCAAAAAAAAATGAGCCTTGTCTAATAGTGACAAGGACTCATTGTGCTGTTGAAGTCAAGCCAAGAATCATCTTGCTCTTCTTCGATTCTGATCTTTGCTTTTGTTTCGATCTCGGTGATCTCGTTGCAAAGAACCTTTTTAACTTCTGGGGTTGCTGTTCCTTGTTCGTTTAAGTAACCGATTGTTCTATAAAGAGCGGTAATCATTTCTGATTCGTACTCGGTTAAATAAGCGCTTTTTGGTTGGCTGTTCATTTGTGGTTTTTTGGTTGAACATCCTAATCTTAATAAGAATAATCCTTAATGTCAATAAGATTAAGCTGGCTGTAATAATTGGGGTCTTACATGAAGAAAAACCACTAACTTCAAAGCCCCGACCTAAAAGAGAGATTGCTGAGTGTGATTGTGGTCGCAGGGCTGTTTCTTTTTGACTTTCATTAGTTTGTTTCCCATTTGCCTAACCTCTGGGATAAACATTCCTGTTTCTTTTTCGATCCAATCTGCAACTAAATGTCTATGACAAAATTCACTAGGCTTGCACCAACAAAGCAAAACAGGAATAACTTTTGAAGATTGCTCATCAGAATATCCTCGTCTGATCGCTCTTTCGTAGACCATTTTATTAGCCTTATTGACTATTTCAAACGGATCTAATTTTGAAAGAAGCTTGGCATATTTTGGCCTGTATTCTGGCTCAGGATCGTTTTTAAACCCTCTAGGATT